GAGTCATTTGGTTGCTGTCAGGTGCTCCCGCACCCTCGGTCCAGTCCGGCAGCCCCGCTTCCTCCCGGTCGAAACCGATGCCCAGGAGGTGGCCTGCCCTGGCGGTCCCTTCGATCTCATCCGTTGGGTGCGGCGTGTCCTCCATCGAATCCCAGATGTGCCACACGCCTGTGTCTCCCCTAGTCGGCGTCTGGTCCCAGATATGCTCGTCCTCTTCGTACTGGTTGTTCCCGTAATGCTCGGTCACGGCTACGAAGTCATATCCCGCCAAACCATACAGCCTGATCAGCCACTCAGGAGCGAGGTTTGGCGCCAGGGGCAGTCCGTCGATGGAGTTGAGCCCCATGCAGTTGCTGCCAACGTTGCCGGGATGCTCGGCCATGTAGTGGGCATGAAGCTGCCCCTTGAACTGGTGCGTCCATTCACCAGCCGGATAGGGGGACCAGGGGACGACCTCGCCGTCGAGGGTGAAGCGGACGGCACGATACAGAGTGGGCGTTGCGGGATCGTCGTCGTAGTCCCATTGAACGCCTGCTAGAACGCCGTCCCTGAAATCGGACAGCTCCCATCCGCCTTCTGGACTAAGTACAACGATAGAGTCACCAAGGAGGGACATGACTTCGTAGCGGTGTGAGATATCCCAGCCAGATGGGGCATCAAGGTCGCGGCGCCAGGCAATCCTGGGGGCGTCCACGAGGGGCGTCCTATCTCCGTAGCTGTCACTCGTTATCTGGTGTACCACCCCGTCCTTCCACACGAATAGCTCGGTTGACTCAGTCGGCGGTGTTGTTACTCGATGGCCGCACCAGGCTATGGTACCGTTGTCGACAGTCACCTCAACATTGACGTCGTACAGGTCATCACTGAGCCTGAACGACGTCTCGCCATCCCAGGCCCATAGCTCGAGGTAGTTCGGGGCTGGCCACGCCTCATGTGTTCGCGCCCAAACGACCCAACGTCCATCGGTAGCGACCCCTCCGTACGGCTCCCAGAACAGCCAATCGGTGCCAGATATAGTTGTGACGGCCTTCCCGTCATATGCCATTAGGAGAGGAGGCACGCTCCACCAGCCGTCCCATCTACCAAGAGCTACCCATACTAACAACCCATGTTTGAACCCTCTGATATCGACGCGGGTATAGCCGGACGGCGCGGCCCAGAGTTCCCGGACCTCTCCATCCTGCCAAAGACGGACACTCAACGTCCCGTCCGGCGACCTTTCTGACCACGCCACGCAGGTCTCGGAGATCAGGGGCCCAGACTCCAGCGCTCCATAGCCGAGCTCTACGATCGACTGGGTGACACCGGCTCGCCATGTCTCGATCCGGGAGACGGCGCTCGCATAGCAGCTAGCCCAGTACAGATGGACCCATACTAGTTGGTCGCCGTCGACACCCCGGAGACTGAACTGGTGTTGCCAGGTGTTCGGCTGAGAGATCGGGATGGCGCTGCCTCCCCGAAACACATGAAAGTGCACGGGCCAGAAGCCGCAAGGGTTCTCTGGGAACGGTTCCTCGTCGTAGCTTCTCGAATACCAGACGACCCCGTCGTCCGTGAGGGGCTTTTGGCAGTTGCTGACCCAAGGCGATAGCGGGACGACGTCGGAGAACCCAGGCACTCCCTGAGAGAGCCAAACGAGAGCAGATGCTATGGTAAGGGCAAGCCGCGCTGCTATCCCTCGTCGCATGGCGCGTTCCTCTCCCGATTCTGATACTCGAACTGTTCCCCGATGGTCATGTTTCCCTCGCCCGTCGCTTACCGAGAATCCGCAGCCCTGAGGATAGCGGATTGTGCTGGACCACAGTATACTACACGCGCGCTCGTCTTGTCCTGTGGCCGAGTGGGTGCCGAAGTTGGTGTGTTTGGTGCAATCTTGCGTGGGGCACCGCATGACGAAGCCACAACCACAGATTGGCACGGAGGCGTCATCAATGGACCCTGAGCAAGCGAACCACGAATACGATTCTCTCCGGTCGGAGATCGTGGCCTACAAGGAACAGCGATTCCAGGCAATGGGCCTGACCGTAGCGGCGGCGACAGCACTCTTCACTCCGGGCTTCGCGACGCACAGTCCGGAGCTGTTTCTGTGCATCTACATTGTGCTCTTCCCCGTATCGCTCCACAGAGCGCTTTCAGAGGCACATAGTCTCTCGCTTGCCGCGTACATTCGGATCTTCTACGAGGGGAACCGAAGGGGATGGGAGACTCGGGTTGCTCGCTACAGGAAGCTGCATGGCCATCGCTCCGGCGCGCTATCCTATGGGATGCTCTTCGCGGGCCTGGCGGCCGCTGGTAGCTTCTTCGCCTTCGTCTTCCTCTCCGGATTGGCGAAAGTGATACCTATCATCCTCTTCATATGTTGGTCTGCCTGGCACTGGGGAACGTACTGGCGTATCGTCAAACGCTATCGAGATGGTGATAGTGACGAAGTGGAGCGGTGGATAGCGGTGCAGCGTCTGGAGGAGTAGGGGCCTCTGGAGAACTCCGCCAGCAGCGATGACTGCCTTATATGCACTAGGGGAGCGCACCTACGTGCGAGGCTGATCTGTTCCACGCTTACTGTGCTTCCTCTGCAACTCCGCCGGCGTCCGATCTAGCATCTCTGCTGGCACCATCCCCGCCTTCTTCTCTTTCTCCGTCGCCAGCCGCTCGACGAACGGCGTCAGCACGTGAACACACCGCGGGTGGAACGGCGGCCCGCCGTTGATGGCGCTGATCGGCGGGTACACCGGGTGTGGTTCCGGTCCGATGCTGACAACGGCGTTCTCGTAGTAGAGGCAGAAATCGGCCGCATGGTGGGCCGATACCTGGGCGAGTTGAAGGCCGTGCTCGCGCAGTCGCTGGATCGTCCCCTGGGTCATCGCCTCGCGGGTGGTGGTTCGCGCCACCATCTCCGCGTACCGATCCAGGGGCCAATGCCGGCCGAGCTTGTCCACAAAGTCAGGGCGGCCCAATTCCCTCAGTCGCTGCTCCAAGTCTCGGCTCACTACAACTCGCGCCCGCCCCTCGACGATTCCTTTCGCCACCGCCAGCATACCTTCGCGCCGGAACACGTCGTCCACGCGTCGGCCGATCTGCTGGGCCGCGACTGACATAACGTTAAGCATGGAGTCCGTAATCACGCGCACCGCCTCTCGATGCACCTGAGAGAACACGTCGCGCTCGGTCCGCCCTGAGATGCCCCCGCCTTGACGACGGTGGATGTTGATGCCCGCGCGCCGGTAGTCGGCGACACACCCGTCCACGAATTCCAGCCCCGCGCCGTAGGCGCGCGGGACGTTTAGCTCGATCCAGGCCGCCGCCTCATCTTTAAGGTCAGTAAGGATCGTCTGGTACTGGTGAAGCAGTGCGGCCGCGCGTGCACGCTGTCCCGCGAACGCGGCCGCATCGTTGATCACGTCCATCATCTCGGCGGCGGCATTCCGGTAGAGGGCTGCGAGCGAATCCACCTCGCCCGAGAAGGCCTCCCGAAACTCCCGCACTCGTTGTCTGCTGATCGGCTGCGGCACGGAGGCTCCCCTCAGCGATACTCGATCCGCAGATCACGACCGCGAATGATGATGTCCCGCTTGCACAGCTTGCACTTCAACACCAGGCAGTCCGACTGCCTGAGCGCCCACCACTTCCCGCACAGACACCGCATCTTGTTCAGTCCCGCTGGTATGTCCGCACTTGGCGCAGACGAAGTGGCCGGCCTCGGCCTGGAGGGCGCGGTGTCGCCAGTACTTGGGGCAGTCTTCGGGCCAGCCGAAGCACTCGACAGGTCCTGCCTCGGCATGGCACCAGATACGTTTCTCTCCTCGTCGCTGGCTGGAGAGCGGACACTGGGACCGCGCGGTCCGCACGCGCTTTCGCTCGTTCGAGTAGTGGGGACAGGAGTTGTGGGCTGTTCGCGTGCACTCATAGAGCGTCACCTCGCACATTTCGTGTCGATCTCGGTAGGGGCAAGCACTCACTGATCCGCCGCCGGCTGCGCGTTGTCTTCAGGCGACGTGTCGGTGGGATTGGGCTGGGCGAACTGCCCGCGCCGACCCAGGCCACCGGTGAGCGCACCGGCCTGCTGCGTCTCCTCGCCGATCCGCTGCATCTCCGCCTCCACCGCGTCCGGCCCGTCAAGGCGGCGAACCGAGGATTCAACCGAGGTGTTGCCTGCAGCCAGCCGCTGGGCCTCGATCTCCACCATCTCGACCATGTCCTCGGGCAACCCGTCCGACCACTGAATAGTCGGTTCGGCTGGTTCATAGCTGCCAGAGCCATGGATCACGTCCAGTATCTGCGCGGTGAACAGGGCCTGCTTCAACGCAGTGTCGTAGTAGAGCCGCTTACGGTTGATCTTCGCCAGCGTGCGCAGTAGACGGAGCCGCAACGCCCGCCCTGACTCCGCGATCCCGAACTTATCCAGGCCGAAGGCAGAGGGCGCGGTCTCGGAGAGCATGAAGAGCAGATCGAGCAGCTTGTCGAATTGCGTGAAAGCG